AATATAAAAAAATAATAAAAAAGAAATCATTTAAAAAGAAATCAAATAAAAAAAAACCAATTAAAAAGAAATCAAATAAAAAGAAATCAAATAAAAAAAAACCAATTAAAAAGAAAAAATTGAAAAAAAATTAAATTCGTTTATAAAATAAACAATATGGTATTTTATTAAAAGCATCTTCTTTTCTTACTTGATTAACACTTTCATCATTATATCTAAACCAATCTTCTCCGCTTTTACAAATAGCATAATAATGACCAAAATTTAATCCCCCTCCTTGAATACATATACCATATAATTGATATTTTAAGTTATCATTATAATAATTTACACAATAATTATTCATATCTAATATTTCAGGATAATCAAATTTATAATTTACTTTATTTAATTTATTATTATATAATTTTAATTGAATTATCAAAATATCAGATAATTTCCAATACATAATTCTTTTATTTGGATTGACAATATTATTACACTTATCACATTTCCATTTATTATTATCATCTAATTTTTCAATTTTAGTATAATTATTTAATAAATTATAAATACTAGTATTATTTTCTTTTATTGGTAATGATATATATTGAATTGGATCATGATTATTTGTATTATAATCACAATTTGGGCAATTTGTAACACTTAATAATTGCGAATAAGTTTGTTTTATGATACATGAATATCCTTTTTCAAAAAATTTTTTCCAATAATTAATACTATCAACCGCAATTTGATCATAATTATTTTTTATATCACCAGTTATTTCAAAACTTATTTTATGTTCTAAACATTTATGTAAAAGATCAAATAAAATAGTTATAAATTCAGCAGCATCTTGTTGTTCAAAATTTTTAAAATAATATTCACTATCATCTACTTTGTTACTAAACATATTGTAAAAATTCTTAGGATTAACATATCCATTATTATTTTTATTTTTTAAAGATTTATTTAATTTAAACAATGATTCTAATAATTCAAAATTATTTTTTCCATTTATTAAAGAAAATTCTTTTATTAGTATATCATTATCAGTATCTAAAAAATTTAAATGTGATATACATTGTAATATAGAATTCATATAACAAGTATTCCCTAAATTTAATAATCCATTATTCATAATAGTTTAATATATATTAAGTATATTTTTTTAAGTATATATTCAAATATTAAAATATAATTATAATATATTTATGAATAAAATTACATTTGATATATCTGATATTACAAGTATTGATAAAGATATTAATATAGAAGATAAATTAATAAATGATACAATTAATAAAATGAAAAATAAAACAGAAAACAATATATATAATTTTAATTTTGATATATACAATAAATTATTAGATGATGTAGATAATAATGAAATAAAAGGTGATACAGAAGATGATACAGAAGATGATAAAGAAGATGATACAGAAGAAGAAGAAATAGATAATTATAAAGATGAAATATTATTAGAAATATTACTTAGATTAAAAAATCTAGAAACAATAAATGAAAAATTAAAAAATAAAATAATTGAAAGAAATATTGGTTTAAATATATGGGATTAGTTAGAATATAATATACCAGCCATACCATTACATATTCTCATTACATTATAATTAGTTGCATAAACATTGAATATTCTTTCGCTACCATCAGGATAATTATTAATAACTAATTCACTATCATCAATTCTTGTAAAATTACATGAACCAGTTGGTTGTATATCTTCAGGTTTTAATGAAAAAGAATAAACAGCTATAATATTTTGATATGAATTACCAATACTAAATCCTGTATTTATACATTCACCAGACATTTCTACAGGTGTTCCTGTATGAAATTCATATATTTGTTGTTGGGTAAAATATTCTAATGGTCTAGGTGTAAATCTACTAGTATTATTTAAAAGAATATTATAAGTAATATCATTATTAGGTGTATATTTATTTTCATAAAATTCATCATAATAACCACCAGGTAATGGTGTAAAAAATCCATTTACACTATTTACTTGACCTGTCCAAATTATTTCTTTAACTGGATGATTTAAATAATTTAAATTTAATGATTGTCCTGTTGTACTAAATTCTCTATATGATAATTGTTCAATTAAATATTCATGAGCAGAAGTAGCAAATCGCTGTCTTTCATCATTATCTAAGAATATATATGTTCCCCATAATATATTACTTAATAAATTAACACCACTATTATCTAATGAATTTTCAAGTAAACAATTAGTATTTATTTGTAAAACTAATTCAACTTCGTGAACCCTTAATGCTATCATTGGTAAGGCTAATCCGGTATTTTTACAAAACCAAAATTGTAAAGGAACATATGCATCAAATTTAGTAGTTGTACTACAAACACTATCATTTAATATATTTGGTTCACTTGAATCATCAAAATAATATACATTTGAACCACTTTTAGTTAATATTTGAAATTTTGTTCCTTGATTAGTTGTAATATTACCCATTGCTCCGATATTATTTTTCTCAGTTAATTGGCTCCATACTTCCATCCAACTACCAGTATGTCTATCAATTTGATTACCACCAATATTAATAGTAACTGTATCAATTACATTATGAGTTGGATTATATATACAAGAAACAACACCATCAATTTTAGATGAAGTTACTTCCATTGTCATATTTAAATATAATTTATCTAATAAATCACCCAATTTTGGTATAATACATGAAACCCTACCATTTAAGGAACCAGAACCTTGCCAATTTAATTGAATTGATTCCATAGCAAAATTTGTATGTCTTCTATAGACGGTTTTAAAAAAAGTTATTTCAGGATTACCTGTTAAATAAATATCTTGTGGAGAATCTGTACTCGCGACTAACTGTAAAAGACCACCTGCCATATAATTATATTATAGTATATAATTATATTTATATAATTTTAAATAAATATTAAAAAAAATATTAATTATCTAACTTAATTAATTTAGTTACTGTAAGCAAGACCACCCATACCACTCATGATACGAAGGACATTGTAGTTAACAGCGTATACATCATAGTTGTCGCAGCAGCATCCAGCGCCACTCTTGCCCTGCGAGGGGTATCCGTTGATTACTAACTGAGCATTATCAATTCTGGAGAAATTGCAAGTTCCACTCGGCTGGTGTTCCTCAGGTTTGAGGGCAAACGAGTAAACGGCGATAGCAGCAGTAGCTGCTTGACCAGGTCCAACAGCATAGTATGCTTGAGGGAATGAATTTTTCTTCTCCCAGTGTGCGTGTTTGTCCTGTTGGTCTTGAGACATTGGTTGATTTGTGTTCGGTCCGTTTTTGCCCTGGACAGGAGGAGCATTGACCACCATATCATCACGTAGGAAGTCTAGGTTACCCATGCAGCACTGACCACATTGAGTAGTGTAGGAGTCACCACATCCAACTGGAGTACCAGTGTGGTAATCGTATACTTGCTGTTTAGTGTAGTATTCTAGAGGTCTTAGAGACATACGATCATGTCCGTTAAGTTTTAGCTGGTAGGTGGCGTTGAAACCAGGAGTTTCACAATCAGCATAGAAGTCAGGCATTAGGTAATCAGCAGAGGCACCTGGTAGGATGCCAAATAGACCAGTAACCGAACTCTGACCACCAGTCCAGATTAACTCTTTGACGGGGTGATTGAAGTTGAGGTCAAGGGATCCACCATTGCTACGGAAGTTCTGGTGCTGAACCTGTTCGATTAGGTATTCATGGCTAACCTGAGCAAAACGACGACGTTCATCGGTGTCAAGGTAGATGTAATCAGCATATAGAGAATTATCCTGAATGCAAGCAGATGGCTGGCAGTTAGAGCCATTGTACTGGGGTCCACAGACAAAGTCGGTGTTAATCTGTAAGATGATACGGACTTCGTGGTACTGTAGAGCAATTAGAGGTAAAGCAAGACCAGGGTTGCGACAGAACCAGAACTGTAGAGGGACATAAGCGTCATATTTAGTGAAACGAGCCTGTTGCCTGGCGCGGTTCGAGTCGTTGTCACCTTCGCGGCCAGCCCACGATACGGGTTCACTTACAGAGTGTTTACCAGTCTGCGAAGATAAGACAACACAACCACCACCGCGGGCCATATTCTGGAACTTAGTTCCACTGTTGTCACCGACAACGCCTAGAACAGCAGCACTGTTTTCTTGAGTTAGCTGGGCCCAGACTTCCATCCATGCGCCAGTCTGGTGGTCAATTCTCTGGCCACCAATTTCAACTTCAACATGTCTAATAACTAAATGTCCAGGATTGTATACAACGGGACCATAGTCCGAGTTGCAGCAACCACCCGAAGAACCACACGAGCCATCACCATCAAAAGATCTGTTGGCGACCTTTGGAGGTGGGGTACATACAGTGACAGTCTGCTGTAGGTATAGTCTGTATACTAAATCGCCATTGCGAGAAATGGTGGCGGTAGCACGACCAGTGGTCGGGTCACCATTCCAAGTCTGCTCAATGGATTCCATCGAGAAGTTAGTGTGTCTGCGATAGACAACTTTGAAAAAAGTAATCTGGGGATTACCAGTTAGGTAAATATCCTGTGCGCCATAAGCTACAAGTTGCATTAATCCTCCACCCATATTTTTTATACTATACCTTAGAAAAAAATTTTGAATAAAATAAACTTATTGAAATAAACTATTAAATAAAATTACAACAATAACACTTTCAAAGAAAGTTAATGGTTGAAATTCAGCACCATCATCTCCAACTACATTATATCTTAATGTAGGAAATATACTATTATATGACCATTGAACTAAAATAACTTTAATTAAAAAAATCAATACAAATATAATAAATATAGTAATACTATTACCATATGTCATTTTTGTTTTACTTATAGTTCCACCAATCATATTAGATAACATTATTAATTATATATATATTATTTATTTTATTTTATTATTAAATATCTCATTTGTTTTATCTAAATACTTTACATTTAAATCTAATACTTGTTTTACTGGATTCATTATTTGATTTGTTATATAATATTTATAATCAATCTTAATATTATTTTCTTTGATAAAATCTGGATTCTCAATTCGATCACCTGGTAATATTTTCTTTTTTTTAAATTTAACTTTTCCTTTTTTCTTAACTTTTTTAAATTTAGGTTCTCCCGATCTCTTTCCAGATTTATAATAACCAATTTGTTCTTCTTCTATAATTGTTTCAAATCCATTTGGTTCTAATTCTTCTATTTCTTTATACATATATGGAATTCTATCATTAGCTTTTGGTCTATTACCTGGATCTCTTTCTCCAATTCTATCTGCTAATACTTTATGAGCAATACTTTTAGGATTTTTATAATAAGAATTAAGTGATTTACTTATAATGAAATAATTTTCTGGGAATTTACCATCAATTATATCTGTTAAAGTTTTATCTAACCACTCTAATGCTCCCTCAAAATCTTTATCAACCATTATTTTTTCAATTATATTACCAAAAACATATTTAACAATTGGAGAATTATCTCTTCTTTTCATTACAATCCCCATTGATGTTCTTTTAAATTTCTTATTATCAACATCAGATTCCCATTCATATTTATCACCAATATATCTTTTTTTAGATATCAATATGAATGGATAGAATGTTTTTTCATATTCTAAATTTTGTGGTTTTCTTAATCTAGCATCTACAAATTCACCTGCTGCAATTCCACATCTAATACAATGTTTTAATAATTCATCGCCACTCAATATATTTCCATTTAAATCTTTATTTGAAAATTTTATAAATACTGAATCTGTATCTCCATATACAATCGTTGGTTTTTCATATCCATTATGTTTCGCCCAGTCTTTAACACCATTATCAGCATCATCAATTCTTCTTCTACCTATACTCGTAGTACAAGCAGCTATTTTTTTCATATAAATACTACTTGTTACAGCCCCTAATTGACCATAAACAGAATTTGCTGTTACTTTATATGCTAATTGTAAACCATCTAATACTTTTTTCTTTTGTTCAGTTGTTCCAGGTATTTTCATTCTTTTTCTAGTAGCTTTTCTAGCATCTAAAACACTTTGTAATACTGATGGAATAATTCCTTGAGAAGATGGAATAATATTTCCATCTTTATCTTTTTTATTTTTAAGAAAATAACATTTAATTTTTTCTCCAGTTTTTTCTTTTTTAATTGTTTGTCCTGATTTAGTTATTTTATAATCATCATATGTAATTTCTTCAATCATTTCATCAAATTTACTTTTAAATTCTACTTTATTATCTGGTTCTTGTTCTTTTAAAATATTCATATATTTTTCATCTGTTATATATTTATCTTGTGAACAATTATTTTCAATAATACTAGATGGATATAGTGAAGCATAATCTAATACAACAATTGGATCTGTTTCATAAATACCCGTAATAGGATCTAATACAACAGCTCCTTCAAATCCACTATTATCATTTGAATAATTTTTCAACATTGGCATTTTAGTATTTTTTAAAGAACATTCTTTTGAAACAATACTTGTTACTTTTATTCCTTGTCCTCTTAAAAATATATATGAAAATGGAACATAACATACATTAGACATACCAATATTATTTGGAATAATATCTAATAGATTTACTAAATTTATACATAATTCACAATCTTGAATACAATATTTAGCAACTTTTGCTCTACCCTTAGATCCACCATGTTTATGCAAATCAAATATTTCTTTTGGAGATACATCGTCTTTATTCATACACCATTCTATTTTTGTATAATTAAATTTTTTGATTTCTTTTTTAATATTTAATTCAGATGGGATTATTAATTTTATATGATTATCTATGATTGATTTTATCATAAATTTTTTTTTATTATATAATAATGTCTCTCCAATATTACTATGAATATTTATTGTAATATAATCTCCATCTTTAAGATGACCAATATTATTTGTTTTGAAAACCCAATATTTAATATCATCATATTTCCAAATATTTACTAATTCATCTTTTATATTAGCTTTGTCAGATTTTAATACATTTCCTCTCATAAAATTAGAAGCAACATTATCTAATTTATATGATTCTAAATTATGATTTTTTTTGATTTCACTTTGAACATCAAAAATAACTCTACCATCCATAGAAATATAATTTAGTTCATTTTCACCCTGCCCAGAACCATATATTTTTTGTAATTTACATTTCTTAAAATAATGATTATCATAATTATCACAGTTCGAATCTAATTTACCTAAATTATAAAATTCATTTTCAATTTTAAATTTTTCAACTCTTTTTATGATATAATTAAAATCAAAACCAAATATATTATATCCTGTAATCAAATCTGGATTTACTTTATTTATCATATCTTTCCAATGTAATAATAACTCTTTTTCATTTTTACATCTATCAACTATGATATTATCTATATCATCACATATATCTTCATCTATACAATCATCTGGTTTAATTATTTGTATATATCTTTCATAAGTATTATCATTTGTATTATAAAATACAGTACCTATTTGTATAATTGGATCTCCTGCTACTATTAATTTATATGATTTTGAATTTTTTAATTCTTTATTTAATATTTTTTTAATATAACTAATCATATCATTTCTTTCATTTTTTAATCCATCTATTATACTTTTTTCTATTTTATTCATTATTATTTCAGAAAATATACTTAAACTATCAATGCTTTTTTTACTTGGTTTACCATTTTCTGTTTTAATATAATTTACATTATTACCATATTCTCCAATAGTATTTTCACCACTAAAAGCTGTATTAATAATTTCTTTAATATAATTAACTCTTTGATCTAATTCTAAAGAATAATCTTTAAAATAATTTAGATAACATAATGTATATGTATCATATATATCAACAGCTAATTGTTTAAAATCTTTAAAAGCTAAAGGAAAATCACCAGTTAAACTATCACATTCAATATCAAAAGAAGCAATAACTAAATTACATATTGAATCATTTTCTAAATATGTAATATTTTTCTTTAAAGTTTCTAATTGATATTTACAATTAAAAACTTTATTATCATCATTTATAATTTTTAATTTTTTATTATTGTGAATATTAATCCACCCGGTTGGTTTTATATTTGTTTCATGAATAAATTTAATAATTGGATGAATATTAGCTTCATATAAATTAGCTTCACATTCTTCATTACATAAATCAATCCATTCTTTAATCTTTTTATTTTCACTATTTTTATTATCGTAATAATAATTTTTAATTTCAGTTTTATATTTATTGAAAGACCTATAATTATCAAATTCAATTTTCATGAATTTAAATTTTTTTTCAATATTATTATCATAATCATGATGATATCCATAAAATTCATATGAATATGAAACACTTTTGACTTCAGCTTTATAGTATTTACTAAGATTGATTTTATTCAAGAAATTATTTTGACAATAAGATTTTGTCCAATTTTCAGGAATTTTAACATAAAAATATGGTTTAAAATCAATAACATTGCAAATTATATTATCGCCAGATATATCTTTACCATATAAAGTAATAGTAAATATATTTTTTCTATATTTACAGTTAATATTTTCTTCATCAATTTCCTCTGGAATATCATCACATAATATATCTATAATATTAATTTGTATATCATTTATCATATAAAATATATATATATATTTCTTTGTATTTTTTAAATAATAAATTATCAAATTTATAATATTGGTAAATTATAATGGAAGAAACACTTTTTATTATATTATTTGTAATAATAATAATAATTATTATTTCAAAATATAATAAAAATAAAGATGTATCAATTGTAAAATCAACAATTGATAATAGAGAATATCGCGTTTTAAAATCCGATAATGAAATTGAAGCAGCTAATTTATTAGCAATTATAAATAAAGATATAATCAAATTAATAAAATCATTGGAAAATGAAAAAGATAATAAATATAAAAGATTAGTTAAAAGATATAATCCTGAAACTTTAAATGAAAATTTAGAAAAAAATGATTATAAAGCATACTCATTAAATAAAGGCGAAGAAATAGTTATATGTATAAGAGAAGATGATAATACTTTAATAAAAGATAAAAATACGATATTATTTGTTATTATACATGAATTATCGCATATTATGACAAAAGAAACAGGTCATCCTCCTATTTTTTGGAAAAATATGAATATATTATTAAAAAAAGCAGATGAAATTGGAATATATAATTTAATTGATTACAATAAATATCCAACGAATTATTGTGGTATGGTAATAGATAATTCTCCTTATCAGTTTTAATATTATAATTTTATTATATATAATATATATGTCAGAAACATTGGAATATATTATCATTAATAAAGATAATAATAAAGAATATAAATTTCCTAGTATAATATCAAATGATATTGAAAGAATAAATACAGATGATAATATTTTAACAATTATAAATAAAATAATAAATTATTGTTATGATAAAACAAATAAAAAAAAAATAGAATACTCATCAATATATGCTTATTATATTAATGAAAAAGATAATAAAACATATCCATTATCATTTATATATGAATCAAATACTGAGATAAATTATGAATTAAATGATATATCGGATGATATATTTATTAATGATGGAAATAGAGTAGATATTCCATTAAATAATAAATTAAGTAAAATATTATATGATAT